TCAGCGGCAGCGAGGGTCGTAAACGACGCGATCTTCGCTACAGCAACGCTCTTGTTCCCATACGGGTTGTTGAAGAGATTTTGGGTGATGTTGTCAGCTTTTGTGGTGGCCATGTGTTTTCTCCTTGGTTACACCAGCAACGCTTTGCCGGCGGCCGACGTCGGATCAGGTGCATAACTATCACAAGCCGCGACCCCGTAGTCGGTTGAAATTCCATTCGTCCCATCCGACACGATGAACCGCGTTTTCGCAACGCCGCCCATCATCGCGACCGATGTTTCAATCGCGTTGTCGTGATCGACCTTTTCTTCGTGCCACGAGTAGTAGTATTCACTACCCTGATGCTGCCCGTAGCATTTCAGAAGGGCCTGAGCGCCGAGAATGATGCAACGGTCGGTTGCAACCGAAGCGGTCGCGTTGCTGGAACTGAACGAAGTCGTTCCGCTGTCGTATGCGACGGTATCTCCTGCCGCAAAACGAATGGCGAGGCGGTTCATCGGACGGATCAAAATTCCCGCCCACATGCCCACGTCCCCGTAGAACAACGGATGCCGCATCCCGTTTGCGCGCCGTTCATAGGCGTTTTGCAGGAATGAGCGCCAGCCTTTTTCGCCGGTCCGGGTTTGCAGATACAGCCATTGCCGGTTCGTGACGAACGCCACCCACAGCGGATCGTTCCACGCGTACACGTCGCCCTTGATCTGGATCGACTGCATGGGAACAAGCGCGTCTTTCAAAACGCTCGCGATGCGGTCGAAATCGGTCAGGGTCAGAATGTCGCTCGTGTCCAGATTGCTTGGCAGCGTCGCGTCGTTGGCGTAGAACTTGCGATTTGCCGTCGGGGCGACAACCGAATTGACCATGATGGTCGCGAAATCGGAGTCGGTCGATAGCGGGATCACCCAGTCGGAATTGTTCTGAGTGCCGCGAGCGCCCGCCAGATGCACGAGTGCCAGTTGGTCCTCAAGACGGCCCGACCAGTTTGAAAGGCTTGCCATCGCAATACCGCGAAGATTCCAGACCGTGCGTTGCTGGGTCATACGGCCCCCGGCGTCCGCACCACCGCGATACTGATTGATCTGCACGTCCATCGATGAGTAATCCAACCCCATCAGACGGCCAGCGATGCGCTTATCACCCATCACCGGTTTGCCGTTCAGATTGTTGAACAAGTCCACCGACACGCTCGCGCCCGCACCCTTTGACAGGTCTGTGACACGAACGATCGGGTAATCGGCGGATGTCTGGCCTTTCAGCTTCGACTCCGCTTCGGCTTGTTTGGGAGCCGGTCCTGTCAAGAGGTTCATGAAACCCGGCTTGACTTGAACGGCCGCAAACAAGGCTGCACCAAATACCTTGCGGGCCAGTGCTGACCCATAGGGGATATTGGTAGTAGCCATAGTTCACTCCTTATTGGTTATAACGTGGTGAGGTATGCTTCCATTTGTTCAGGCGTCATGTTCATGAACTTGTTGCCAAGCTCTTGCACCGACATCTGTTCGACGCGCTCGCGCTCGTCAACGGCTGGAGGCGCCCCACCGGGAATTTGCGATGACGACACCGGAACCGAGGTCTTACCCTTCAGTTTGGCCTGTGCCGCCGCCTTGATTTGCTCCGGCGTGAGCTTCGGAAGTTCTACTTCCGCTTTCGGAGTCTCAATCCCTAGTGCCGATTGCGTCAACTCCACAACCTTCGTAAACCTGTCAGCGAATGACTTGTTGGCATACGCAGGACTTTCCCGCAAAACCTTGTCGAAGCGCGAGGCTTCATTCCACAACGTCTGGTCTTCCGCCGTCTGCCATCCGGCAAGCGTCGGGTTCGCATCAATTGCAGCCTGAATCTCTGACTTGACTTCGGTTTCCTGAACGACGGCTTGATCTTCCTGCCGCTCCGCTACCGCCTGAAGTTGTTCGGTCAGCTTCTGAATCGAGGCTTGTTGCGCTCTCAGCGTTTTCGCCAGCGTCGGCGAGTCCGCCTCCAGCGTGTCCAGTTCCTCTTTCGTCAGCGTTGCGACATCTTCCTTCGGTGTTTCCTTCTCGGCTTTCAGGCGCTCGATTTCAACCGCCTGCTCTTTTGCAAGAGCTTCTGCTGCCGTTGTTCTGGCGCGCGCGGTTTCAAGCTGAGAATACGGAATGACATTCTTGCCGTCTTTTGCGAGTATCCCTTCTGGCCTGGCGGTTTTATCCGCTTCAGCCTTGGCTAAATCTTCGGCGGCTTTCTCATCGGCCTTTTTTGCCGCATCTGCCGCCAACGCATCAGCTACGGCTTTCGCTTCCGCGTCAGCTGTCGCCTGCTCGTCTGCCTTGTCATCTTTCGCTTCGACCTTCGCGTCGGACGGGGCGCGCGTCTTGTCGTCCTTATCGTCCGGTGGGACGAATTTGTCTACCGTCAATTCCTCGGTTCCTGCTTCGTTAGCTTGTGCCAAGTGTTCGTTGGCCAGCTTTTCGATTTCAGCGGGATCGGTCGGCATCTCGTCGGTATGGTCGAGGTAGTACTGAAGGTTCTTTGCTGGTACGCTCATGCTGGATTCTCCATTTGTCGCATTGGATGCGAAGGGTTAGCCCTTGTCGCGGGCAAATCGAATTACCGCCAAGCCTGTGCGATGCCGTCGTAGACGACATTTGCTTCACGACCGACACCGCTGGTAATGGTGTTGATGGTCGGCCCTGCCTGCGAACCGGTGACAACGGAAACGATGGACGTTGTTGCCGCCCCCGTCCCGATGACGATCCGCTGTGTTGCGCCGTGGTAGGCGTTCTCATTGCTCATGCACACCTTAACTCCCACGGCTGTCTGCACCCCTTCCAGGATGTAGACGGGAGGATTGACACCAACTTTTAACACCGGCATGCCAGTCGAGCCGGACCCCGTTCCCACGTAAATGGCGGTGTCCACTTGCACGCCTGCGATCCTGTTGGCGTTCTGTTCCTCGTAGGAAACCAATTTGACTGTCGCCATATCGGCCTCCTATACCAGTTGAGCGATGGAGGCTACCGTAGCCGCTGACGCCCCGGTTCCGCTGGTGGCATGAACGGAAATGTTCACGCGCCAGAACGGGACCACTGAATCGACTTCCGCCAACATGCTGGTATTCGTCGCGAGAATCACGTTGAACCAGTTGGTCTTATCCAGCGAGTTCTGGACCTGAATGGTCTGTGTTGCCGAGGTGACCACCGAGATCTGAACCGCCTTTTTACCGGGCGGAAGTCCTCTTGCCAGACCGGCACGAGTACCGGTCGAAGTGCCCCCGCCATCGAGTAGGTCGAAGACGGCAGGGATTGTGTCCGGGCCTAA